CGTTCTCGATGAGAGAAAGAACCGAACGGTTGAAGACCGGGAGACACTATAAATGGCAACAACGGAAGAGATAGCGAGAGGAATTTCACAGGTATTAGCAAACTCTCATGATGGCGCTACTGATGAAAATGGGGAACCAATCAAGGTAGGGCTCAAGAGGGAAATGGATGTCGAAATCACAGACAGAAGAGTCATAGACGGCTTCGGCATTTGTCTTAGCGGAGATATCATGACCGTCAAATACCAGGGAGAAGTAACTCTCAAAGAACTAAAAGACAAAGATTTTGAGGGAGATACCGAGCAAACTATGGCGGATGTCCTCAAGTTTATCAAAAAGCAATATAGGAAGGTCACAGGCAATACTCTAAGTTGCAAGCCGGAAGGCGAAATGAGGATGGACGTGCAATCTACCAGCAGAGTAAGAAGCTGGGTGCAGGCGCAGATGTGCTATAGAATTTCTGGCATGGACGGGGTAGTCTATAAGGATGACTCCCCGGATGGTGAAAAGCTATTAGATAAATCCATCAGAGATTTTTTAGGAATGGGTAAAGATGGCTTTAAGGCCAAGAAGCCGAAGAATGTGACCCGCAAAGAGGAGAAGGCATAATGAAGTTTTCTAGAGATAAAATAAGGAGCATCATCAAGGAAGAGGTCAGCCGCGTCAATGAGACGCATGCTAGCGATGCTGAATCTAGAATGGAAATTGTTAGTCGCAACCTCGACGAGATCATTTCTTCTGCGAATGAGCTTAAATTGGAACTAGAGAGAAAAGGCACTCTTCCGGATAAGTCTGGAACCTGTGAGGACCAATCGGCCGTGGCGGCATCACTGGTCAAGGCCCTTCTGAGGATGACGATGGAAGAAGAAGAAATAAGATAATAAAATGTTATGGCATACCACATTCCCAAGAACGAAATTAAAAAAGAAATCACAAAATGTGGTAAAGACCCAGTTTATTTCCTAAATAATTATGCCAAAATCTCTCATCCCGAAAGGGGCCTTGTCCCATTCAAAACATACGATTTTCAGACAGACTTACTAAAGAACTATAACGATTATCGCTTCAATGTTATACTAAAAGCAAGACAACTTGGTATTTCAACGGTGACTGCCGGCTATGTCGCCTGGATGATGCTCTTTCGCAGAGAGAAAAATATCCTAGTTGTTGCGACAAAATTCCAAACAGCAGCAAACTTAGTAAAGAAAGTAAAAGCGTTAATAAAGCATCTACCAGACTGGATTAGGATAGCAGACATTTCGGTTGACAACAGAACATCCTTTGAGCTGACAAACGGCTCTCAGATAAAAGCGTCTACTACGTCCGCTGATGCCGGACGTTCAGAGGCGCTTTCTTTGTTAGTTGTTGACGAGGCTGCACACGTACCAGAGCTAGAAGATATGTGGAGAGGCTTATACCCCACACTATCTACTGGTGGTAGGTGCATCGCCCTATCCACTCCAAATGGAGTTGGTAACTGGTTCCACCAGACTTATATAGGAGCGGAAGAACAAAAGAACAGCTTTCACCCTGTAAGATTACAGTGGGATGTGCATCCAGACAGAGACCAAGAGTGGTTTGAAAAAGAAACCAAGAACATGAATAAGCGGGACATTGCCCAAGAGCTTGAATGTAATTTTAACATGTCTGGTGAAACAGTGATACATCCAGATGATATAGATAGGATGATGACTCAACTAACTGCACCCAAACATAGAACTGGTTTTGATCGGAACTACCACATTTGGGAAGAGCACCAAGAAGGTTCAAATTATCTGCTTGTTGCAGATGTTGCCCGCGGCGACGGTAAAGATTATTCAGTATTCCACATTATGAAGCTGGAGACTATGGAGATAGTGGCCGAATATCAAGGTAAGCCAAGCATAGATATGTTTGCCAATATGTTGAATTCTGTTGGCAATGAATATGGCGGGTGTATGTTAGTAGTGGAGAATAATAATATTGGGTATAGCGTGTTAGAAAAGCTAATTACTTTAGAATATCCAAATATTTATCACTCTATCAAATCAACTCACGAATATGTGGAGCAGCATGAGGCAGAAGCTAGAACCGCAGCAGTTCCCGGTTTCACCACTTCATCGAAAACAAGGCCGCTGATTGTGGCAAAGTTTGAAGAGTTTATAAGAAACAAGATTATAACAATATATTCACAAAGAACATTGAACGAGATAAGAACTTTCATCTGGAACAATGGACGTCCAGAGGCCATGCGTAGTTACAACGACGACTTGGTTATGAGTTTAGCTATTGCATGTTGGATACGAGATACCGCGATAGCAACTTCTAGAAGAGATACAAAATACGCAGAAGCGATGCTAAGCAGTATTGTAAACGCAAGTACGAAGATGAACACAACAATACCGGGCATGCACGGGTATAAAAATCAAGAGACGCATGATAGGCTGTTGGAAGCAAGGCAAATACAAGAAGAGTTTTCTTGGCTCTATAAAGGATAAATAAATGGCAGAGAACGACAACAACGTAAGGAATTCCGAATCAAACCTCTTTAAGCGATTAACTAGAATATTCTCTGGGCCGATTGTCGATAGAAGGACTCAACTTCATCGAAAAGAGCGAAGGAAGAATCTAGATAAATATAAATTTAAATCAGCCAGCGGAAAGAGTTTCAAAAAGACTGGATATAACCCATTTGAGAGTCTCAATACCGCTACAATGGCTAATCAAGCGCGCGCCGAGAGGTATATTGATTTCGATCAGATGGAGTATATGCCCGAGTTAGCATCTGCTTTGGATATTTATGCGGACGAAATGACAACTTCCACGTCACTAGAAGAAATGCTCTCAATCAAATGTAAAAATGAGGAAATCAAAAGTGTGCTAGGGACGCTATATCGAAACGTGTTGAATGTGGAGTTCAACCTTTTTGGATGGTGCCGCACCATGTGCAAGTATGGAGATTTTTTCTTATACCTGGATGTCGATGAGGAGATAGGCATAAAGAGTGTCATCGGACTTCCTGCACAAGAAATAGAAAGGCTAGAAGGCGAGGACGCGACGAATCCTAATTATATACAATATCAGTGGAATAGCGGCGGCCTGACATTCGAGAACTGGCAGCTAGCCCACTTCAGGATTCTTGGAAACGACAAGCATTCCCCATATGGAAGTTCGGTTTTAGATTCAGCTAGAAGAATATGGAGACAGTTGGTGCTTTTGGAAGACGCCATGATGGCATACCGTATCGTTCGGTCACCCGAGAGAAGGGTGTTCTATATTGATGTTGGAGCAATCGCGCCAGAAGATGTAGAACAATATATGCAAAAGATAATAACTCAAATGAAGAGGAATCAAATTATTGATCAAGATACCGGTAGAGTTGATTTGAGGTATAACCCCATGAGTATCGAGGAAGATTACTTTCTTCCTGTGAGAGGCGGTAACAGCAACTCAAGAATAGAAGCTCTTCCGGGAGGAACATATACTGGAGACATCGATGATGTGAAATATCTTAGAGATAAGCTGTTTTCAGCAATAAAGATCCCCCCTTCATATCTTTCTTCAGAGAGCGAAGAAGACAAAACAACTTTGGCACAAAAAGATATTAGATTTTCGAGAACAATCCAAAGGCTTCAAAGGGCTGTGCTGTCTGAACTAGAGAAGATTGGCATAATTCACCTCTATATTCTGGGGTTTAGGGGCGATGATCTTATTTCGTTTACGCTACATCTAAACAACCCATCTAAAATTGCGGAGCTACAAGAGTTGGAACAGTGGAGTACAAAGTTTGATGTAGCATCCGCAGCCACAGAAGGGTATCTCTCGAAGAGATGGGTTTCGCAAAACATATTTAATATGACGGACGACGAGTTCTTGAGAAACCAGAGAGAAATGTTCTATGATAAGAAGATTCAGGCACTCTTAGATGCCGCAGCAGAAGCAGCCGCCGCCGAAGCGACCTCCGGAGGCGGCGGCATGGGCGCCATGGATGACATGGGTGGCGACGACATGGGCCTAGGCGATGAAGGTGGCGGTGGCGGAGAAGAGCCCGGCGGCCCCCTCTTGACGGCTGAGCCAGTTGCGAAGCGCGATGATAAGGTGCGACACTATGAAAAGGGCTCTTATCGCCTTAAAGATTCCGACAGAAGGAAGAAAGGCGCGCGAAAAAGAAGCTTTCTTTCGCAAGGGGCCCAAGAGATGGGCACAAACAACGATAGAAATGTATGGAAAGGCGCCCAAGAACTATTTAGGTTAGGGAACGGCGTTACAGAAGAGCATGATAACACTATTTATATAGACGAAGAAAAGAAGCTGTTTGAAGTTAGGCGGACACACAAAGAAATAAAATCACTTGTTGAGCAGCTGGAGAAAAGAAAAGATGAAAAAGAAATCATACAGGAATAAACATAATAAGAAAAGAAATACCGCTTTTCTTTACGAAGTTCTTGTCCACGAAACAACTAAGTGTGTCGTGAAAAATGACGTAAAGAAGAAAGAAAAAGCGCTGAAAATATTAAAGGAGTTCTTCACAAAGGGGAAGATACTAAGCAAAGAAAGACATCTATTTGATTCTCTGGCTAGCTTAGAGGGCGAAAAGAAGGACATAACAGAACGAGTAGTGTTCGAATCTCAAAAGGAATATATAAAGCTCTCAAAAAAAGAAATATTCAACGAGCAAACTAAACTTATTAATAAAATCAACAAGGAGATCTCTCCAAGCGTTTTCTCTAATTTTGTTCAGAACTATAAGAGCCTAGCAACGATTGCACAAATACTGAATCAAGAGCTTCCCGTGAAGGAGAGAATCATGTTAGAGAGTAAATTTATTGAAGAATCTCTGATTGTAAGCGGGGATCAGAAAGAAATGACTCCCACTGACGGCCTGGTATATAAAACCTTTGTAAAGAATTTTAACGATAAATATAAGGATTCTCTCTTAGAAGAGCAAAAAGAAATCATTACCAGGCGCGCCATATCATTTAGCGATAACGGTGTGTCGCTCAAAGTATTCCTTAACGAAGAGGTTATGAGACTGAAGAAATGTCTCAAGAAATCACTCGGAGCGGATGTCATGCGCGAGGACAATAATATGGCGAACAAGACATCTGAGGTGTTGGCGATATTAGAATCATATAAAGAAAAACAAGTAATTGACAATGACGCAATAATACAGCTATTGGAAATACAAAACTTAGCTAGGGAGTTGGAAGAATAATGACTATATCTATAAAAGTCGGAGAGAAGCCGGCCCCAGCTGCACCTATCAAGATCACTGTAAATCCCCCCGCAGAAATGAAAGAGGAGGACGCTACCCTTAAGATGAAACTCGATCTCCGCAAGGCGATTGACGGAACAATCATGATAATGGATCATTATGAGATGGATATCACAATAAATCCAACCGCGAAGAAGGTGGTGTTGTTTCCGAAGCGCTCATACAACGATGAGGTCTATGCGGCACAGAGCAGGCTTTTCGAGCATCTAATAAAGGCAGGAATTGTTTCTGCCGCCTCAGTACAAGGCGGCTCTATTCACGGCGCACTGGAAGGTGCTTTTCTGGAATCGGAAGACCCAAGCCTGTCAGTCACAGACTTATCTGTTTTATCAGTAGGCAAATTTCTGGAAAAAGAAAAGCCAGAATATGTCTTTCAAAAGGCTTACGAAGAAGAGATAGAGAACATGTATGTGGAGCCGACTCCAGAAGACTCTACCGAACTTGGAGAAGTTCCCCAAGCGGCCAAAAAAGGAAGCATTGAGCCTTACGATGTTAGAAGATATCTGACTGGCCTCTACTAAAAATGGATTTAATATATTTTATTCTGATATGCGCAGGGATGACGCAGATAATAGTTTATGGTTCCATCTTTAGTGGGTTTAGGCCCCCCAAAGAATTTCTAAATGGTTTTGGCGAGCTGTTCCACTGCTCTATGTGTATGGGGTTTTGGGTGGGATTGCTGGTATGGTCTCTGAGTCCATGGGTACCTTCATTATTCGCATATGAACAAAACTTGTTGACGGGATTTCTTTTGGCTTGTTTGAGTTCTGGAACTAGTTATATGTTGAATACTCTGATTGCCGATAGCGGCATTCAGATAGGCATAGAAAAGGGAGATTAGTATGTCAATGTTGTCAATTAAGTGGTTTTTGCCTGGCGTCCGCAGATGTTGTAGGGGCAAGTAGCCCGCGCGGGTGATGCCCGCGATGCTTTTGCGTAAACAACAATACTATTTATAGCGAGGGACTACCATGTCTAAAATTTTATTAAGAGAATATTACGAACTTTGCCCTGGCGGCGTCTGCCAAGATCTTCTAACAGAAGAAGAGAAAAGGCAAGTTGCCGAAGGCGCAATCATAATGACAGGCATCCTCCAGAAAGCAGACACAAGAAACGGAAATGGTAGAACATACCCCGCACAGGTATTACGAAGAGAGATAGACAACTATCAGAAGTGTATAAAGGACAATAGGGCACTTGGAGAACTGGACCA